AAGGTTTCCTACCAATGTGTAATAGAGTCCAAACATTATGGAAACATAATGGATCCACGTGGTTAGTTCAGTATCTTGCTGAAGTATCGCGTGCTATTATATGTTGGCTTGGTAATGAACCGTATGTAAGATCATCGATCTTCATCAGCATTACTGGGAAAGGTTTACCCAAACTAATTCCTTTAACTCTTCGTAAATTCATGATAGCTGGAAAGCTACGTGATTCCGGAGAGGGGAAATTAGTTATAAGAGCTGTATTAACAGTTCTATCAATCTACCGAGTAATGGGTGCTAGACCAATTTTAAAATTGGGTACTATAACCGATCCTTTTAAAGGGATCAGCTGTACTCTACCTCAATATGAGATAGATCATGCATTGCACTCATTAGGGTTGAAATCTATTAGATTACAGCAACCAGATCTCAATAAGATATCTGAGTCTGCTGGACCTAATTACGCAAAAGCTACATATGGTGCTCCATTAGATGCAATAGCCTATGTCCGTTATCCACTTGTGTGGTATAACTGGGTGAGGTATTGTATCTCTAATAGATACTATATGATTGTCCTTTGGCATTTCGGATTGATACTACTTGGAATGGCCTTCTTACCTATCATGGTATTGGCGGGGAGTTTCCCTAAATATTTGGGACGTTTAGTTAAACTAAACGAGGCACGAGGAAAAGTTCGTATTATAGCCATTACTGATTGGTGGACACAAGTTGTGTTTCACCCTCTTCATAATGCTATAGCTGCAATTCTTAAAGAATTGCCGATGGACGGAACCTTTAACCAGGTGAAACCATTGCAACGGCTTCTCGATTTAAATCGTGCTCAGCACGTGCTTTACTCCTTTGATCTTAGTGCAGCAACTGACAGATTACCTGTTCAATTGCAAGTCCAAATTCTCAACACTTTAGGTGTTCGAGGTGATTTGTGGCGGGCTATCTTAGATAGACCTTGGCACTTGGATAATTCACCAATTAGATATTCTGTAGGTCAGCCAATGGGATGTTACAGTTCCTTTGGTATGTTAGCTCTTACCCACCATCTTATAGTCCAAATTGCGGCTTTCAGAAGTGGTTGTAAATGCATATTTACAAACTATGCAGTTCTAGGTGATGACATTGTTATTGCCGATGATGGGGTGGCGAAAGCCTACCTTACAATCATGGAAGTACTTGGAGTAGATGTGAACCTTGTGAAATCTCATCAAGGGTCTACTGCCGAGTTTGCCAAAAGATGGATACACAGTACTTTAGGGGATTTCACTCCCTTAGGTGCTGGTAATATCTTGGTTACAGTAAGAAACTATAAATATCTACCATCATTACTTATGGAAATGAGAGAGAAAGATTACTATCTTTCCTTATCTAGCGTAAGAAATATATTAGGGTTAATGCCGTTCTTAAAGCGTAAAGCTTCAGACAGATTAAGACTAATATTTATATTGATGATCCTTGGACCATCAGGCCTAAGTACTTGTAGTACCCATTCATCAGGCGAGAGCCTCGAATTATGGTTACGTTTACTAGTACCATGGTATTTTACTAATCTACGAGAGATCGTGTTAGGGTCATTTATGATCCGTCACATCGAAGACCGTAGTAGTATATACACCAAATGGCAAGAAGATAAGCTATATTTTGAAAACAATTGTTTTCGATATAGCCTCTTAGAATCCAAAAATAGCTTTGCTACTTTTGGGCTGGGACATGGGGGAGGGCTACGTCGCCTAATCTACGATATCGTATTTTGGGAAGGCGCCTCTTTACGTACTATTATGTTCTTTTTGATAAGATATATTAGTTCGGCACTCTTGATCAGAGTGTCTCCTGCCTGGTATGCGTATATGAACGTCGAAGACCCTCTCGAAGAAATGAGAGAGGAAATGGACTTACCTGACCGTGATGAAGATTGGGATCAAGCTATGCTTGATCTTGATCGCCTCCGAGATTTGATTCTCGAGTGTATGAAAGTACCTGAAGGTACTTCATTTATATCAGGTTGGGTAGGTAATAATCAAGTAGATCCAATCCAAGCTTACGAAAACATCTTAAAAGATGTTTCTCGTCAACTAGATATGTGGAATAAACCTGGTCCTTGTCAACTTGTTGACCTACATATAGTTACTGAGGATTCTACGGAAGTAGATGAATCGTATATCCGTTTAATAGACGGGTAGAAGACTTATGAGTAATCTTACCATATGAAGGTAAGTCCAGGCCTTTTGTGTACTATGTATAAGTACTCGGGACCCGAATACAATTTATTGTAGGGGCGG